TTCATGCGATACCTGCTTTCTGGCGCATATCGTCGCGCCATACGCGAGAACGCTTCATGCGCTCCCGATTCAACGCGCGTTACGCACCTTGAGGCCGTCAAGTAGCGGATAGAATACACTTGACATGCGTTGAAGCGGAAGCGCGCGCGTGATGCCAGTGATGACACCACGCGCGCGTTCCGTGTTAGGTATCTTACCGGCGCGGCGTCACAACCGCGCCCGGTGCCCAATATGAGGTTAGCTGTTGCTCAGAGCCTTTCCACTGGCCGCGCATCAATCCGTTGCCCGTGATGCTGACGGCACGCGAGCGCGACTCACCGGGATCGAACCGGGTTTTGCCTTCGCGTCTATGCGCGTGGAGATAGTTTCTCTGCCGATTTTTGATAGGCGTGCGATTGCCAGCAGTTCGCGCGTGCCTTTGGCGAGTTTGCTCTCACGAGCCTTTATCACCTGGATTTCCACGCGAAAGGGATTTCTGACAATGCGGGCGCGGGTAGTCACCCTTCGCGCCCTTTGGCTTGCCTTGCGCCGACGCCCTGAAACCGGGAACGCGGTTGTGTGCTCTCCGTGCTGCGCGTGGTGCTCCATGTCGATGCCTTGCCTTGGCGCGTCCGTGTGAGATACTCCGAGACCGGACGCGACTAGATTGGGGCTGGCGACGACATTCACCGCACGCGACGCCGCGAGGTCGTGTGACTTGCCTGCGCGAGCGTTGGACTTTACGCACGCCATTCCCGGCGCATACTGCGCCGCGCTAACACCATGTCAATTACCAGCGCGCTTCCTGCGCTCACACCGCGCGTCTTTCGCGCCGACTCTGCGCGCTCTGGCGATGCGGTAATTACCAAACGGTAATTAAACCCCGTCGCGCAAAGCGCGGCCAACAGCCAATTACCGCCCGGTAATTAACCGTAAGGCAGACCGCTTGCGCGACCACTTGCACCAACGCGACGAATACACCGCTTGCGTTGGCCTTGTGGCCTATCTTCCGGCAATTCCCAAACTGGTGAATTGCCCACTATCTAAACTGATTCCCGGCCACTCCTCAGAATGGCCGGAGTATCAATTCAGAGAATTGAGACTTAGGACTTGGCAACGACCGCAGCCACACGATTTACTGGCTGCACGGACTTGGGTTCGGCTTTGACCGCAACCGGCTTGTCCGCTGCTCGGACTTTCGCCCGAATGTCGGAGATGCTGATCTCCTCGCGGACAAGCTGGTTGAGCAACTTGGCGGCACCACGCAACGCTTTGTCGCCAACATTGGCGCCGCGACCGCTTTCAGAATCCAAAGCGGTCAAGACCATGCGGTAGGATTGCAAGCCGATTGGCTGCACTTTCGCTCCCGCACCCTTCTTGTTCCGCTCAACGCCGAGCTGAGTTTCGCGGTAGTCAGCCGCAGCGACCGTCAATTCCTTGTTGGCTGTGCTTTCCGCATATCCCGCTTCGACCGCTTCGGCCAACAGCCGAGTGCGAACGATACTCACGCAACGTTCCGGTTCCAAGCCGGTGCTTTCCTCACAATCCGCGACCGCATCGGCGAAGATTGCGGCGATCTTGGTTTTCAAGCCCGCCATACCCTTGCACAGGCCAAGCCAAGCCTTGCGAATTGCTTCCGTTGGCAGCCATTGGACGCTTTCCGTCTTCGGTTGCTCCGATGCCTTGCCATTGCCATTGCCACTTGTCGTTGTGTTACTGGTACTCATGCTTCCCTTTCCGGCGACCTTGTCGCCTATTCTCCAGCGTCATGCTGGAAGAAAGTCTGACCAGTGGCGTGTCCTACATAATGTTAGGTGGCCTGCTACTCTCTGCAAGCCAAGCCAACACTGAATGTCACAGAGCATCTTACTACGCCAACACACTACCTAAAACCGTTTCTGGTTGCAAGTGCTTTTTGCATCTTTTTTTGTAGCAGGCCATATGCCAAATACCGCTTTTCGTTACATGGCACGGCGATTGTATTCGCAAGTCTTATACCCTATGCACACGCTAGGCTATTCGGCTGTGTTCGCGTGTTACTTCCAAGACCAATCGTAACATGCTATCCCCCTGCCAGCAGTCCTCCCCCCCCTCAAAGGAATCTATTCGAGCCGCGATTTTGTCGTGAGGTTCGCCCGTGGCCGCTTTCTCGATTTATGGATTAGCAGCAATTTGGGATACCGTCTGAGAGAAAAGTTTCCTATTGACACGTAGGACGGTTTCCTATATTCGAGCGAATCAACGTCGGATGCACCAAGGACTCATCGACGTTTTGATAGGAGATTCGGGACAGAATGCGATTTCGTGATGCAGATTCAAACTTTTCAAAGGCCCAGGCCGGCGGCGAGATTTCACGATTCATTCCACGTCGGGTGAATTGTGACTGGTCTCGTCGCGACCAGGTTCCGGCTCGCCGCCGCCTTGGGATTTTGAGGAACAGTCGCGATGCCTTGCTCAGCCGATGACTTCTGGGAGAAATGGGAATACCGCCGCTGGCTTTCAGACCAAGAGGTGGGTAGAGCGACATTAGCAGCCCGCGGATTATGGGCTGAAGCTCTTAACGTGATGATGGCAAACGACACCGATCGACTGACAGGAACAGTCGCTCAGTTGGCTCGGATGTTGAGATGTTCGGAGGCAGAATGTGCTGCCGCGATCAAAGAGCTCAAAGAGACTGGTGTAGCGGACGTAACGGAACGTAACGCTCCTGGGGGGAACCTCTCAACGATTTTGTCACGCTTCCGAGAGAGGTTATATAAACAACGAGAAATAAACAGGTTACGACAGGATAGATTCAGAAAAAACAAGGCTGTAACGCACGTGTCCCACGAATGTCACTCTGCTTTGCTTTGTTCTTATGGTAAAACTACTACCGGAGAGCATGTCAGTAACCAAGAACCGGGGGTTAAGGAAGGTGCAGGAAACCATTCGGGGGATTCGGTAGAGAATCTAGCCCTGGCAGCCCATCGAGCGTTCCCTGATCCGCCAGTTCGAGCGAGCGCCTTGGTCTTGGCTAACGTTGACGACCTGCTTCGGGCCGGCCATACGCCTGAACGACTGCGACAGGTGTTCACCTGGGCGGGTCAACCGGGCGATTACAAACCGCAGAGCCCGGCGAGCCTCACTGATCCATCGCGGTTTCAGGGGTACTTGAAGAAAGCGCTCGGTCAAGGCAATGGAAAACGCAAGCTGCGGCATCACACCGGGGATTCAGCATGAAACGAAAAGAATCGAAACCGGCAATGATTGACCGAGTTTTGCCAAACAGCATCGAAGCGGAACGCGCCGTGCTGGGAGCGATGATTCTCGATCCGAAGGCTGCCGGGTCCGCTGTCTGCGAACAATTACGCGAGGAAGCCTTCTACTACGCTGCGCATCAGGTAATTTTTCGGGAAGCCAAATCGCTGATCGATTCCCTGCAAGCATTGGACCTGGTCACGTTAACGCAACGCATTTTCGACAAAGGCCAACTCGAAGAAATTGGCGGAGCCGCCGCGCTCACCGATTTGGTGATCCAGGTGCCAAGTACCGCGAACGTCGAACAGTACATAAAAATCGTCGAAGAGCGCCATCAACGCCGGCAATTCGTTTCGCTCGCGTATGCAATCAATGGCGCCGCGGTCGATCCGACTCGCACGATTGAAGAGATCCAACAGGAAATTTCATTGGCTCTCGGACAAATCGGTGTGGGCAAGACCCGAATCACGCCGATGAAAGAAGCCATCACCGGCGCGATGGAACAGATCGAGAAGGTGATCAGTAGCGAACGGCATATCACGGGGCTTTCCACTGGATTTCGATTGCTCGATGAACTTACCTTCGGCTTGAATCCACCCGACTTCTGGATTCTCGCGGGCCGGCCTGGTGACGGCAAAACGGCGCTGGCCTGCTCCATCGCGGCCAATATCGCCAATATCGAAAAGGTGGCCGTGGGCATCATTTCGCTTGAACAAAACAATATCGCTTTGGCGAAACGACTTCTGGCCAGTTGGTCATCAACCAACATGCGCAAACTGCGTTCGATCTCGCAAGTGGGGATGTCGTCGCTGATGACGGCCGCGGAGCAACTGATCAAACTGCCAATCTATTTCGATGACCGGCCGGCGCTCACGGCGGGAGAAATCCGGTCCACAGCCCGCATGATGCACCGCCAATTCGGTTGCCGGTGTTTCATCTTGGATTATCTGCAACTCTCGCGAGCCGATGAGAAAAGTTTTTCGCGCAACGACGAGGTCGCCAAGATCAGCGCGATGATCAAGGCCACCGCGAAGGAACTTGATTCACCTTTTCTCGTACTCTCGCAGTTGAATCGCAAGGCGGGCGAATCCAGACCGAACCTGACTTCATTGCGGGACTCTGGCGCGATCGAGCAGGATGCGGATGTAGTCGTGTTCATCAATCGTGACCTCGAAGAACAGGAATTGCCCGAAAGCTGGCGGGGAAAGTTCAGCGAGCGCGACCGCGAGCACCTCGTGCAGTTGGATATTGCCAAACAGCGCGAAGGTGAACGCGACGTCGCCGCGTTCCTTCGGTTCGACCAGGAATTCACCCGTTTCAGAATGGTCGAGTTTCGAGAACCAGATTTACCGTACAGCGATCCGCCATGAAAACTCAGGTCTGCAAACGCTGCAATGCGGTCCAAATCAAACGGCCGAAAGTTCTGCCACGCAAACGCCGGCGCTGGCGATGCGCCTGCGGGATGGTACAACAGTTCGAACAGTTCCGATGAACATTCTCTCGTTCACCATCGAACATGCCGAAGAAGAAGTGGAATACGAGGATGATCAGCCACGATTCCGGGCGCTCACATCAAAACTCAAATGCTCATTCACAGTCAATAAATTGCCGGAGAACTTTCGCATCGGGACGATGATACTTCTGCCGGGCGGCGGCGTAGGCAAAGTGAGCGCGTATTTCTCGGGCTTGTTTCCAAGAGTCGAATGCTACGTCGTGAACGACCCGGATCCGATTATTTTGGTAAATCTCATCGCCTCTAAAGACGCATTCGTAGCGGAAGGCCCACCGATGAACGTGACTATATTGCCGCGCGTTGATGACGCGATGCGAAAGGTCATTCGCAAAAGAACTGATCCATTCGCCGCTACGCCATTCGCCCGGATACCAATCGAACAGAAGCTAGACCTTTGAAAAAACGTTTCACATTGCTCAGCAAACGCGCCTTCGCCAAAAGCCAGAAGGCGAGTCTTCAGACCGTCCAGAACTGGGAACGGGCCGGTATGCCAGTTGAATCCAACAACAAGGTCGATCCGCTGAAGGCGTTGCGCTGGCTCACCGAGCGCGTTCAAAAGAAATCCAAGCGGGCCGATCTCGCCGAAGAAAAGACCCGGGCCGATGTTGCGCGGATCAATGCGATCCGGGTCAAGGCCGAAGTCGAGACCGCAACGCTTCGGGGCGAACTTCATAGTACAGCCGAATGCCAGGCGAGCGTTGGCCAGCTTCTCGCATTGCTCTGGATTGAGATTACCGCGTTCCCGTCCCGGGGACAATCAGCGCATCCCGAAACGCCCGGGTTGGAGAAGACGTTGATAGACATCGTGAACGAAACAGCCAAACGCTTGAGCGACTTCGCAAACAGCAAGCATATCAATCTGCTTGATGAAGCAGTGAAATTAGTGCACAAGGCTACGCAGAATGAATGTTCACGTTCCTCTGCTCGATTGCCACGCAGAGCTCTTGAGCAGAGTCGTTCATCCGATTGATTCGCGCCCGATCTGGGCGATCGCCGATGGCCGGTACGGACTCGACCGCACGAGACCGCCGGGCGAGAAATGGCATGTCGTTTCCTGCACCTGGTCAAAAAAGATTCTGGAAGCCTGGCAGAATCGCAATATCCGTGAGCTCGTTCTCAAGGCCGGTTCCCAAACATGGAAAACGACGATCATGCAGATGGCGCTTGCATGGACGATGCGGTTCTGGCCGGTCCCGGCGATGTGGCTCACGGCTGACGATGATCTCGCGAAGAAAGCCTCATACCGCATCGCATCCGTATTCGACCGATGTCCGGATATGCAAGGCATTCGACTACCGGGACGGAGAAACAACAAAATCTATCGCATCAATACGCTCCTTTCCTATCTCGATATTTCGGGCGCGGAATCCAGTACGACGCTTGAACAGGAGCCGTATCAGGTCATCATGGGCGACGAACCGCGCAAATGGCCAAAGGGCTCTCTCCAAAAAGTCAAGATGCGCCAGCGCAGTTATCTGGATTCCAAGCGGGCATATTTTTCTACACCTGATCTTTGGGGTGACGAGTTCGACGAGGAATTTTTGCTCGGCAATCAATTTGAATTTTTGTTTCCCTGTCAAGGCTGCGGCTCGATGATCCCGATTGTCTGGTCATCGCAGTACTCGCAGTTGCCCGAGCCATGGAACGCGAAATCGCAGACCGTGTTTCCCGCTGGCACTCGCGAGATCTGGTTGGAATGCACTTGCAATCACCGGCATTTCGATACGCCCGCAACGCGGCGCTGGATACTGGATCACGGCGATTGGATGGCAATGAATACGAGCGCCAACCCGGAGGAATTCAATCCCGCCATCGCTTCGTTCCACTGGCCGGCAATGCTCAATCCGAAAGTTGTTTGGACGGAGGTAGCGGAAATTTTCCGTAAGGCCGTCATGCTTCACCGCGAGCACGGTCTCAATGAAGATCTCAAAGTGTTCGTCAACGAAAGCCTCGGTGAAAGCTGGCGGGAGGGTCAGCAATACGATCGCGCGAAAACGTTGCACGGTTCCTATTCGCTCGAAAAGGCCCGCGCAGATAATTGGGATTTTGTCTTTCTCTGGATCGATGTTCAGGAACATTACTTCTGGCACGTTGCTCGCGGTTGGAAGCAGGATGGTTCGAGCCGGTTGTTGTCATGGGGAAAACTGCTTACCTGGGGCGACATCATCGACAAGGCCGAGGAACTGAAAATCAATCGGCCGAGTTATGTCTTTCTTGATTCACGATTCAATCGCGAGGAAGTGCTCGACCAATGCGCCAACCATGGCTGGACCGCGATGCGTGGCGAAAAGCAAATGCGATTCCGTCATGAGGATGGCGCGCACCGGCTTTATTCGGTTCCGTTGCGATTGGATCGCGGCTACGATCCGGAAAAGAAACGACGCCGGTTCGCCGTCGAAGTTCTATATGCAACATGGGCCGCGGAAGAAATCTTGCAGCATTATCTCGAAGGGAAGGGTCAAGCATTCGAAGTCCCGAAGGACATGGACGAACTCTACCAACTTCAGATGCAGGCCCGGCTTCGTGTGCCTGACCGCAACAAAAAAACCGGCATTGACACTTGGATTTGGAAAGATGTTGGTTACCGGGACAAGGGGCCGCACTCGCGCGATTGTGAAAAAGGCCAGATCATCGCCGCCAGTACTGCCGGACTAATTTCGGTGGCGCTGATCGAAAGTCTAACTGGTGAGAAATCATGAGCGTCAACGATGCCATTGGCCGCGACCCATCGCTTTACAAAGAAGCATCCGAGGACTTCAACTATTCCGCGCTCGATTCACTATCAGACACGGTGAAAGAATTACTGGCTGAAGGCGGAGTTCCCGCCGTCGTCAAGTTCATCGAGACACGCGAACATGAAGAAATCTCAACCATTGGATTGCGGCAGCTTTTCGTTTTATTTTTTGATCCGCGCTCCGTCAATCCCAAGCATTGGGGACTCGCTCGGGCTCTGAACATTGACAGCGTGCGCTTCCTGACAGATGAACAAATCGGGGACCATTGCGGCGTAACCAAGGCAGCCATATCCAAGGAGGCCCGACAGTGGATAAGACTTCTCGGCATCCCGCCAAACGCCACGATGAAAAGCGAAGGCGCCTGCGAAAAGTATCGCAGTCTTCGCTTGAGCGCATCGACCCGCGAGAAAATGTCCGCGCGATAAATCACCTGCATGGCCAATGCGCTGCGGCGATCCGTTCCGGGATGGAACGTTTCCTTGAAGCCAGAAAGTATGCCGAAGAAGTCGGCGAACGTCTCCTGATCGAAAAACAGAAAGTGCCGAATGGAGAATGGCAATTCTGGCTGCAAATCAACTGTCCCGACATCCCGTTGCGCACGAGCCAATGGTACATCTCATTAATTTCGCGCAAGTCGTTGCAAATGAACGAAGCGATGCGCAACGTTGCGCATCCGCCCCCTGATTTGCAAGCACTTAGGAAGTTGCTGCTGATCGGCGAAGTTCTTCGTCCGCCGATTCCCAATTCGGAACCAGCGCATTCCACGGGAGCGACGGAAATTTCCCGGCAAATGGTGCAGATCGAAATGCTCGGTCTATACGGGAAACGATGGATCAGTTCGGTGTTTCAGGCTCACAAAACCGAAGCGGATGCCGGTCAACTCGAGTACTGGCTCACTTATCTGCGACCGTTGCATGAAGCCTACATTGAGATCGGGCAGCTTTTGACAAGTCTCACTGCATGAAATGCCAAACAATCCGTATGCTGGTCTCTCGCTGGTAGAGCTCAACAAGATCCGCGCTCATTGCCTGGCGATCCTGACAGGGGAAAATTTTCAACAAAGCGGCGGCCAGGGCTCGAACTTTACCCGGTTCCGGTGGACGCCCGATGAAGCCCGCCAGAATCTCGCGATGGTCAACGAACAGATCCTCGCCTTGAATGGAACAGTGAGCACCGATCGCACCGTCTTTCGCAGTAGCGATGCCGACATGCAGGTTTCAAAACCGCCAACGGTATGAGAAAGTCGCGATCCCAAATTGCCTTTGAAGAATGCCTGAAGGCGTTGCCCGTGCCGGCCGCTGACGGACGCAAGATGGATGTCGGTTTCGGAAGTTTCGGCGGTAATTGGACTGGCGCCGGCTCCGGGCTATTTGAGGCAACAGCGCTCACGCCGCAGCAACGCGGCCGGTCGATGGTCGTACAGGACACGATGCGGTCGGTCGATCTCATCACCTGGCGCCGACTCTTGGCCTATTCCCGGCAGCTTTTCACCAACTATGGCGAAATCCGCGGGCCGCTCATGGAACGGACACTTCTGGCCAATTCGGGAATCTGGATTCCCCGGTGTATCTCAACGCGGACACCGCGCAAGGTATGCGATCAGTATGAAGAATTTTTGTGGCAATGGTTCGTGAACTGCGACGTCCGCGGTCATCCCTACGACTTTTGGACGGATATGCTGCTGGCGCAGATTTCGCTCGACCGCGACGGCGAACCACCCTTCCTCAAGACTCGGGATGCAGATGGTAATCCGCGACTGCAATGGATTGCCAATCACCGGATCTACGCGCCAACGGGCGTGTGGTGGGTACCGGATGGGCCGTACAAGGGAATGCGGTTTAATAACGGCGTGATCTACAACGAGCAGAGCCGGCCCGTAGCATACCGGGTGCTTCGGCCAAGCATCCAATTTGCGCAGTCCAGCGAATACGATGATATCGCCTCGAACTTTCTCTACGTTACCTACAATCCCGATTGGTGCGATTCGGGACGCGGCACATCTGCCATCGGCCATGCCCTGCGACGTTCGTTCATGATTGGCGAGCTCTACGAATCCGAACTCAAATCGATTCTGGCGGCAAGCAAGACCGCTCTCATCGAGTACAATGACACGGGCAAACGCGATCTGACCGCTAATTGGATCCACGGCGGCAACAAAGACGGGGAGACATTCGAGAATTTCCAGGGCGACCCGATTTATTTCGAGGACATCGACGACGGAACTATCCGGTATTTCCGGGCGAACTCCGGCAATAAACTGGAGATGCCGGCCAGCCAACGACCGCATCCCAATATGCCCGAATTCGTCGAGGTTCTTTTGCGCGGTATCTATCAGGGGTTGCCATGGCCCTATTCATTCTCGCGTTCGACCAAGGAACTCGGCGGCGCAGATCTTCGAGTCGTTGTCGATGAAGTGAATCTGATCGTGTCCCGGCTCTACGCGCGTCTCTTTCGGATTGCGCATCACGCGTGCACGTATGCGCTGGCAACGGAGATCGACCGCAAGAATCTTCCACCGGGCGAATTCTGGCTCCTGGAATTTTCGACTCCGCCAAAGTTGACGGCCGACCGCTGGCGCCAGTATCAAGAAGACCGGGAAAATTACATGCTTGGTCATGATACGTTACTCTCAATCGCCGCCGCGCGAGGGACGCACCCGGACAAGATTCGCCAACAACGCGATCTTGAGATGGATGATCTGTTCAGACGCACGGAGAAACTGGCAGCCGCCCACCGGCAACGGATGCAGAGCATCGGCCTTGAAGAACACGCGATGACGTTTCGCGAGGTTCTGGAATACTACGAGCAGCGCACAGCCAATCCCGCAGTCCAGAAGATCGCCGAAGCGAAAGAAACGGGCGAACCGGAAAAGCCGGAGTCGAATGGCAATGGGAGTGACGAAATGGAGTTTATTCACTTGGGGGTGTCCAGACAATGAGACTTGAACGGATCATGCGGGCAGTTTACGACGAACCGTGGTTGATTCTTCCCCGGTCTCACGGCAACATCCGCAAGCTGCTAGAGCTAAAACTGAAACTGGACCCAACCGAATTTGTGATGCGGGACCGGGAAGGCGAAGGAATCTCGGGAAGCAAGGTCGAGCTTCCGTCAATGGTCATCGACGAAGGCGTGGCCTTTATCCCGTTTGGCGGCGTATTGATCAAAGGCGCTTCTGCGTTGGAAAAGGGCAGCGGAGCTCTCGCGCATGAGGACGTCATGGCCGACATCGAGGAAGCGCTCGATGATCCAGAGGTCGAAGCGATGTTCTTCGACACCGACAGCCCCGGCGGGATGGCCATGGGAACGCCCGAGTTGGCAGAGATGATCGCTGACGCGGCCCAACGAAAACCATCACTCTGTTGGGTTGAAGGTCTCTGCGCATCAGCAGCATATTTTTCGCTGAGCGGTTGCTCGCTTCTTTATGGGGCAAAATCCTGCGAGGTTGGCGGTGTGGAATGTTACATGGCGTGGATCGACAGCCGCGGCTGGTTTGAGAATAACGGTCTGCGGGTAGAGATCATCAAGCCCGAAGAATCGACTTACGCGGGAGCCGGCTATCCGGGAACCAAGCTGAGTGCCGAACAGCGGGATTACCTTCGCGAACAATGCGAATACCTGCTCAAGATGTACGTCGCGCACCTTGGCGAAGTTCGGCCTGATATCGAAGAAGAATCGATGCGCGGTCAGACGTTCATTGGCGAGGAAGGAGTCGATGCCGGATTTCTCGATGCCGTCGCGACGAAGGCCGAAGCCTTGAATGAATTGCGCACGCTGGCCGATCTACCTGATCTCGGTTACAGCAAACACGCCCAGGTATGACCATCAAACTCATCGACGGTTCCAGCGCCGATCTTTCGGGCAACGAGCCCATCGGCATTGCCAGCTACCCGGAAGGCGAAGAAGTGGTTGAAGAACATTTCATGCACTATTTCGTTTCCGTATCCGCAACATGGAAAGAGATCAGTCTTGCCGTATTCAATCAACTTTTGGCTTCAGGTCATCCCGCGCAAAACATCATCGCCAGTTGACACAATCGACTTGGCGTTATGGCAGCAGACAAACCGCTTTCGCCGATGCAACGGCTCAAGGCACTGGAGGCCGAGAATGAAACCCTGAAGGCCCAAAACGCCGAGCTCACCCAGAAACTGGCCGAAGCCGATGATGACGATGATGCCGGCGGCAAGTCTCCCAAGATGCGGCCTGCGTGCGGCGATTGCGGCACACCGTTGAGTTGCCCTTCCTGCGATGCCGAGACAAAAGCACTCAAGCAGAAGGTCGCCGAGCTCACCAAGGAACGCGATACCGCCGTAGCGGAAAAGGTAGCCGTGGAAACAAAACTCGCGCTCGCCGAATCAACTCTCACGACCGAGAGGGAAGCGGCTGAAAAGGCAAAAATGGATTTCGACAAGAAGGTTGAAGAAAAAGCCGCAGCAATCGTCGCCGCCAACAATCACGAAGCTCTTCCCACTGCGGCCGCCCAGAAAACCGGCGAGGACAAGCCGGCGAAATCTGGTCTGAAAGGCGAAGCCCGGATCGCCGCTGCCATCAAAGCTGATCTTTCGAGGTAACTGCAATGGCTGACAAACAATTCCTTACCCTGCTCGACCTGACGGCAACCGAAGGTGGCGATACCGCGATTGGAGTCGTCGAGATCATCCAGACGTTCGCGCCCGAATTCGAGATGATTTCCGGCCGGCCGATCAATGGAATCACCTATGAAGTCACTCGCCGGCGCGACCTGCCCGGCGGCAATTCGTTCCGCAAGGTTAACGAACCCGTTCTGACGACCGCGAGCAAGTTCGAGAAGATCCTCGGCGAATGCTTCCATCTGTCGCGTCCGATGCAGATCGACGAAGCATTGGTGACGGCGCAACAGGCGCAATACGGCGGTACGGTCGAAGATTTCCTCTCGTCCGAAGTCAAAGCCCAGCTTCGCAAGATCGCAATCAATCTCGGTCGCCAGTTTTATTATGGCAAAACGGTTGATGCGGGCGGCTACGATGGACTCGTCGATTTCGTCGATGATGGCGTCCAGATGTGCATCGACGCGGGCGGGACTGTGGATGGCACGCTTTCCAGTGCATGGCTGGTCGTGAATGAACCTCAAGGCGTCCATTTCACTTTCGGCGGCGGCAAAGGTGTTCAGGCCGGCACATGGATGAAACAGCAGGTCCAGAAGTTCCTGGCGGATGGGAAGACCCTTGGGACGTTGCCCGCCTATGTAAACAACCTGTTCGCGTGGCTCGGGCTCGCCAATAATGCGCCCGTCACCCGGTCGAACAAGACCGATCTCTTGTCCTGCGTGCGCATCGCCAATCTCGATGCCGCAACGCATTGTCTGACCGATTCGCTCGTTGCCGATGCCCTCGCCTTGTTCCCCATCGGGCTCAAGCCGACGCATCTGTTCTGCACCCGTGTTCAGCGTCGCAAGCTGCAACAGAGCCGCACGCCGGTCTACGCCAGCGGCACCACGGCCATCACCGCGGCAACCCCGCTGCAATTCCCGCCGACGCCCACGGAATCCAACAATGTGCCGCTCACGGCTACCGATTCCATCGACGACACGGAAGACAAAGTTACGATTGCGTAAGAGGAAATTATGAGCCAAACCCAGCGCCAAATCCGAGATCTGCAACTGGAAGTCGTCACAGCGAATCCGGCGCAGAACAACAACAAGAATAGCGATTCGCTGGACTTGGTGTTGGCGGGCAACGTCAGCCGCGAATCGATGGAATTCGTGATCGAGATGGATGCCGTGGCGAATCTGGCGAACAGCCAAACGATCACTGCCACGATTCAGGACAGCGCGGATGATTCCAGTTATACCGCCGTGGCCGAATTGGAGCCCGTGGTTCAAACCGGAGGCGGTGGCGTTGGCGCCGCAGCCAAAGCAGCCCGATTTGCTTTGCCGTCCAGCATCCGCCGGTATGTCCGGGTGAATATCGCGTGCTCGGCGACCGCGGGCGATAATACCGCCAGCAACGTGACGTTCTACCTGGCGTTCTAGACCGGAGGATTGAATGCGAAAGCTGCTTCTCCTGATTGTCGGGAGCCTAATTGGACTGCATTCCTACGCAGCATTGGAGATCACCAATGTTTCCTCATCGGCCACCGACACCTCGGCGACTTTCATCGTCAAAGTCGTGTCGACCAACGCGCAGAACCCGGACGTGATTTTGTATTTCGGCGTCGCCAATGGCGGCGAAGTTGCCGGCCGTTGGGGCGCCAGCATCGATTTGGGAACGAATGCTCCCGACGCCGTCATCACAAACACGATCTATCGATTGCGACCGCAACAGGATTATTATTGGCATTCGGCCGCTCACGCTGAAACCAATGTCTGGGCCAAGGGCGGCGTCCAGACCGTTCGAACGATTTTGGCGGCACCTCCCGCGTCGACAGTACTTCAAGAAAGCTTTTACGGAGCCGCGCCGACCAGCCAGCCGCGTATTTCGAATCTGGCAGCTTGGGCCACTCTTACAAATCTGGCAACGGGCACGCCCAATGACACGAACTTAGTGACCCAGGTAAATGCTATCTCCAACGCGATCAATAAGGTGAACGAACTCTTGCAAGCCCTGAAGAATCAGGGCCTGATCCGTTGACTCCCGCCGCTTGCGGGATGAGTTTCCAATCCGAAATCGCCGCCGGCTTCGCCGATGCCCAATCTGTATTCGGTGGCATCACGGCATCCTGGGGAAGTCGCCTCGCCATCCCGATCATTCCCGGCGACGTTGCCACGATGTTGACATTGATCGAAGGCGGTTTTCTCGAACAGTTTTCATTCGGTTTCACGGCGCTCGAAACCGACCTGCCTACTGATGCCGGAGTTGGACAGAAATTGACCGTCGCTGGCCGGCAATACCGCGTCATCAAGATCACGCCCGGACTCACCAGTCCCGAAGTATTGGTCTATTGCGGTGAGGTCAATCAGTGAAGGCGAATCTCGCGATCGATCCTGCCAGTTTACGGGCGCTCGAATCAACCATGCAACGGTATGCCCGCGAGATGAACCGAAGTGCCGAATACACCGTCAATCGCACATTGCAGAATATCGCTGGTTGGGCGGCACATGAAACGATCAAGGCCGATAGGGAGCGATTGGCTGCCGAACTTGGCGCCCCTGCATCGAGCACAGGGAGCGGCGGCGCGCGGGCGATCCGCCGGCCAGCCATCCAGCCTACAACGGTCGCCAAGGCGCGTTACGCGGCCAATCTGAGGCGCAAGGGCCTCCCGATCCCACCCGAGCCGATGTTTACTCAGAAAGTGCGAGCCATGGTCGCGGCCATCCTCCGCAGCGTGGCTTTTATGAAAGCTGGTTGGCTACCAGCATTCCGCGCATTGAAGGCACGTCAAGCGGAGCTCGCATTTAGCGAAACCGCAGCATTCGGCGGCCGGTGGGAACCAGGTTACGGCGACGTCAGCAGGGCGCGCGAGACCGGACCCGGCTGGGAAGGCGAGATCGCCAACCAAAGCGTGAATCGCATGGATCCCGGTAGCTGGCCTGCATTGGAACGGTACGCAGGATCCGGATTGGATCGCGCGGTGCGCCTCAAGATTCGCGACATGGAAGACTTTCTGGACCGGGAAGCCGAAAAGAACGCGAGGCTTTTCAATGGGAGTTGAAAATATCACTGGCTCACTCGAATGGAAGACCGAGGAATCTGCCCGGCTATGGCTGCTCAACAAGGTCGATGGGTTCGATAGCGAGACGCAAGTAATGTTCGATATCCGGCATTTCGATGAAGACTACTCGACCGAGAACCCCGACGGGAGCGAGAAGATTCCAGCAGTCACGTTGCCCTGTCTGATCTTGCGGGCGACCCGGGTGAGACAGTTGACGCCCAAGGTGAACATGCACCTGATGCGCCTGGAGACCGATCTTTGGGCCAATGCGGATGACACGAGCGCAACGGAATTCCAGGCGATGGCGTTCGACCGCGAGGCCATCCTGCAAGCTGTCGGTTTGGCTCAGATTCTTTCCGCGGCAGTATCGGATTACGAGGTCACCGCGATTCAAAACTTTAACCTGAGCGATAAACGAACGGTCCGCCGGCATTGGGCTCAACGATTCGACGTGCTGCTCTGGGCACAGCCCGGTAGTTGACACAACAAACTTGGCAGATGAAACGCACCCTGGCTTTTCTAGTGGTTCTCGCGGCGATTACCTTCGCGGGATGGGCGGCTAACCAAATCAGCATTGGCGTCAATTCCAGTTATACCGGCGGCAATGGCATTACGGTTTCGGTAAGCAAACAGAACACCAGCCTGGTCGCCAACACCAATGTCTCAGTGATTTCGTTCACGGCCATCGGTACGACGGACATCGTGATCCAGGCGGCGGGAACTATCTCGGATTCGTACATTACCATCATCGACGACGATCCCACGAACGCGGCAAACATTCTCAAGTTCAGTAGCGGGAGCACGACCTACTCAGGTTATGTCCGTCCACAGGAGGCAGCGGCTTTTCGTATCGTCGGGGGTGACGGCTTCCTGCATGTAACAACGACCGATACAACCCACACGGTTACCGGCACGCTATTCGTTCCACCCAGTCACTGAGGAAAAACTCATGCCAGCATCAGGTTCATCCGCAACTGTCAAAGGTCTCGCCGGGACGGTCTTCGGCTGCCAGGACGTGGCCAACATCGTCCTCTGGGAACTGAATGGCAGGCGCACCGGCAAACAGGCGGTTGCCAGTGATGAGCAGGGCATGGAAGTCAGTTTCGCGATTTACGGCGGACGAATCGCCGAGTGCGACGGGCGCTATCTCTACACAGGCCAGGTACCGGGTACGGGCATCGGCACATCTCTCGGCGTTTCGGTCAACAATCTTTCCACGGGCACGATGTACCTCGTCGAGTTCGGCCTCAAGCAGCAACATGAGAACTTCGTCGAGGGCGAATTCAAAGCGGTCGCATTAGACGGAGTGTAACCATGCTATCTGAGATTCCCCCGAATAAACTTTCTGGTGCCATTCAGACCAATATCTTTCTGACCCGCGACATTCATGTAGCTGCCCTGCTCCGCGGCGTCTCCGGGATACTTCCCCATCACGAAGGCTTTGTTCGTGCCAACCGCGAAAATGGCAAACTGACCTACGAATTCTATTTCGAACCCGATCAACGGATCAACGGCATCATCGGGCAATATTTTGGGCACGTCGACGGAAGCTGGCCCGCTCGCGTCCGGGATGATTTCCACAACCGCCAACGGCTGATCGACATCGCCAAGGGAAGCCCGGTCCAGAACTTGACGCGCGCCGGCGGCCGTCTGGTGCTCGAAACCAACGGCGCGGTGGCTGGACCGTGCCGCCGCATCGCCGCGAGGGTGGATCGGATGAATGTCAACGATCTCAATCTGGTCATCCTTCTGGTAGGTTCGCCCGATCTCAAATTCTCGCTGGAACTGAGCGATGTGGCTTGCGCGTTCTCCTTTCAAGCCAACGAGGAAACCAGACAGATCATCCTGGCTTATTCGAACTTCGAACGGTTTTGTGAGGGCAACGATACCCATCTGGCGCATCGGATAGCTGCGCTCAAATGGCGGCAGATGATCCGCCAGGAACTCGACAAGATTCCCATTCGTGATGTGGTGCGCCGGGACGGGAAAATTTATTGCATCACCAAAAGGAGGGTATGATGACGAACGGATTGCCAGTCGATGACGAACCGATTCAACTCGACGAGAATGAGATCGCGCTGACCGATACCATGATCGGCGATCCGCCGACCAAATTGAAAGCGCTCTCGGCGACGCGCATGGCGATCATACTCGCTTCAAACAATCGCGCCATCGAGATGTTCTCGCAGATCTTCAGCGAAGTTGAACCCGCCAAGGATAAGTCAGTCGAACAGGTTACTGGCGAACTCGTGCTGACTCGGTATCCGCAATTCTTTCTCGAAGCGATCGTCCTCGCCTACATTTGCACCGCCAAAGAAAACGAACTGATCCCGATTCACCGCGACCGGAGCAAGATCGAGAACGCCGCGGCAGAATGGGGCGACACCAAGCTACCGGGCGAACTGATCGACTTGTTCGGTCAAGCCATTGTCGCCTTCATGGAAGCCAATCGCGCCCAGGGATTCGAGATCAAGCACGACGGGAGTCCACCCGACCCAAACGGTACAACCCCTGCTGGCTCGCCAGCTACGTCTGGACGCTAAGCGGGGGACGGATCGACCGTGAAACCGAACACTTCATTCTGTGGGAACTTCCGTTGCATCGCGGCTGGCAATACATTCACGCGGCAGCGATGGCCAATGGCGCCAAGATCACGCGGCCGGCTGCTTCAATCGCCGAAGAGCTTGCCAGAATCGAGAGAGAAATAGATGACGCCTACGCAACCAGTCCAGACACTCGGCGATCAACTGCGGACTGAACATCTGCGTGAAACACGCGGGACACATGACGTCGAGATTGGCCGGTTCGAGACCTTGTTGCGGGAACGTTACGGCATCAATCATGATCCAAAAGAACTGACGGCGGTGATTGACGGGGTGACGCTTCAGCATGAGGGACATCGCATTCGGGTCATTCGTTGCTGTTCGAAATGCGGCTCGCCACTCGATTGCCCGCCAGTACTCAACCGCGCCCAACTCGCTCAGGTTGTTGCCCTCGGCGATAGCGATTGCGTCTATTGCCGAATGGAACTGAAACCGAGAAAGAAAGATTCCGATGGCTCAGGAACTCCGAGTCAAACTCACGCTGGATAACCGCGACTTCAAAACGAAGCTCGCGGAGTCGCAGTGCGCCCTCGCGGCCGGTCTTCAGCCGGTCGGCGCGATCAATCTGGCCTCAAGCTTCGGCGCTTTATTCGCGAACTTCAAAGCCGCAGCCAACTACGCGGCGTTGGCCCGGACACAAATGGAAAGCGGCAAGGATTCGATCTTTCTGCGTTGGGCATCGAACGTAGCGCAATTCAACATGGCATTGTCCGCCGCGGGTAAAGGCTTCGGGGTTCTGTTCCGGCCGAATGCTCCAGTCAATCTTGCCCGAGAACAATTTGAGCGAGCAAAATCGCTTGCGGTTGGGACCACGGTCCGGGACATTGGCGCCACCGTCTTGAGCCGGCGCGGCCTTCTCCCTGACCTCGGCGAAAGACTCCGGGAAGCCGAATCGAAACTTTCCGGCGCCCAGGGACGGGTTGCCGTCCGGATTAACGCGCTTCGCCAGAAGACCGGGATTCAGGATGCTTCGATGGATTTCTGGAAGGATGATCCGCGGATGAATAAAGTCATCTCGGCTTTGGACAAAGCGCAGAAAGCCGTTGAGAAACTTCGCAATGAATATCAGTCCGCGACCGAATCGGTCAAACGATTGGCCGATGCCCATGCCAAGCTGGAGGCATTCTCGAAGACGCTTCGCGTCAAGGTCGATGCCGGCCAGATCAGCGCGAAGGATGCCCGTTCTCAGCTTCTCGAAGCCCGGAAAAATCTTGGGGCCGAATCAGCCGTCAGTGTTCCTAGCCGGATGCTGGGCGGCCTGTTGGTCGGTCTGCGCGGTCTCGGCAGCGCCTTGCTCACGGTAGGCAGCCTTGTGGGTGCCATCATCAGCGGCATCGCCGGATTGCTCTCAAGCATCTGGCATGTGATCTCCACGGTTGTAAGCGCCGTCATATCGGCTGTGCGTTCGATGGTGAGCTTCGTGGTGAACTCCGTCGAGACCGGTATCAAGACCATTGCGGGACTGGCCGCAATCGTGGGGACAACGCTTGCGCTCGGCCTAAAGAAAGCGGTCGATGAAGCCCGCACGTCGGTCAATGCCATGGCGCAAACGGGCATGCCGATCAAGTCGGGAGCGATTCTTCAACGGATGGCGGAGATGGCGGGATTATCTGGCGAACACATCGCGACACAATTGAACCGGATGCAGCGAGCGTTCTCGGGCGTGAACGTCGAAGCGATCAAGACGATGAACGCATTGCGCGCTCTCGGCCTCGACATAAACGCCTTGCGAATGATGTCGCCGGAGAATCAACTTCGTGCGATCGCGGATGGACTGCAAATGATCAAGGATCCGGCGGATCGAGCCGCGGCCGTGATTGAGATATTCAGCGTCCGGGGTTCCCAGATGATCTCGATGCTGGAGCAGTTCAAGGCATTATCGGCGGAAGCGGCCTTGCAATGGGGCAAATCGGCGGACCTGCTCAAAGAACACGCGGCAGCATTCGCGTTCGTGTCGCGCGCCGTGGAAGGGATCAGCACGAAGATCAAAGCGTTTTTTATCGGCATGGCTTCCGGGATGGCCGACAATCTCGTGTCACTGGCCGACAAACTCAATCATCTGGATTTTACGGAGCTCGGGGAACGGCTGGGCCGGTACATCACCGTCGTCGTCAACAAGTTGCGGCCGATGTGGGCCGAATTCCAAGCTGCATTCGCGAAGCTGGGTGGATTCAGTCACGGCGTCATGCCTGGTATGGTCAACATCTTCAAGGCGTTATTCGGAACCCAATTTTTTCGCACGTTGGGCGAAGGATTCGTGGCGGCATTTGCCAAATTGGGCGATATGCTGATGACTGTTGTTAGAGCTGCGGCGATGGCATTTCATGAACTCTTCGCGGACAAACCGACACTCGAAGCGATTGGTGAGATGCTGGTAGCCGCCTGCAAAGAGGCAGTAGCGGCTTTTCTGGAAGCCTTCCATGATATTCTCCCCGACATCGCGGAAGGATTGAACCGGATATTCGCACCGATCATCGCGGCGATCCTACACCCCATCGCATACAAGCAGACCGTGGAAGCGCGCGAGAAACTTTCCGCGGCGGAAGAGGGGATGGAAATCCAAAAAAAGGAAATGGCGTTCTGGGAACCGTCGATGAACTCGCCCACGGCGGGGCCAGCCATACAAAAATATGCCGCCGGAAAGTACGCAGAAGCATTCAACGAATACAATCGCCTCAAGGAATTCGCTGATATGCAACGCGGTATCATCAAGGAATGGGATGACCGAATCAATGGGATGATCATCTCGGCCCGGCAGACAGCCGCGGCTTGGGCCAGACCGGAGAATATCGACCGGCTCAAAGGCGAGGCTGAAACCGCGATGGCCGAGGCCGGACCAAAACTCAAAGCCGGATTGCAGGCGATCTTTGACCGTGTAATGGACGCGCTCGAAAGCGGCAAGCTGGATTCGAATTTCTTCAAATCGAAAGAGAAATGGGAGCAGTTCAAGAAAGATTGGAACGCTCTCGCAAGCCTTCTGCCGAAACTTCCGAAGATTCCGGACTTACCAAAAAGCGGCGGTGAAGGCGAACCAATCGAACCGGCCTGGCCGATGCAGAAGCGATTATTCGCGGCCGGCAACCGGCTCGAAACGGTCGGCATCTTTACTCGGGCAATCGCGGAGAACATGGGGATGTTCCGGGTTTCACCGTCGAACGCTGCGCCCTATGCACCGAATACGCCGCGCTCGTTCATGGGAATCGGCTTGCAATCAGCGGAAGGAATGGCATCCGCAGGGCTCACAGCGATGCGTGATCCATCGATGCAAATGAACCGGATGGTGAATTTCCTCGGGAAGATCGATGCCCGGCTCAATTCTACTTTGAGAGTCGCGGTTGAAAACGGAATGCCGGGGAGGGCAGGATGAAGAGCCCTCCATCAACTCCACATCCTACCGGCACGGCCGCTGGACTGATAATTGTGACCCGGCAAGATCCGCCATGGCCGCAACCTGAATCGGGCGAATGGCAACGAAGCTGGCAGGGTTGTACGCGGAAGTATGTCATCAAAGATTTTCGATCCGCTGCCGGTCAGCCTGCGCCCTTAATTGGCGCCAAGTACGGAGATGATCCTTTCGCATTGACAGTCGTAAATACGCATTTCAAACCGACCGATCCTGCCTACGGCGATCTCACGATTGAATGTGCCGGTGGCGCGCCTGTGCAGTATGAAGAAGTCGAATATACGATGGTCACGACGAAGGTAGAGAAACATTCCCGTTACGCTTCGCTCTCGGCGGATACGCTTCTCAATATCGAAAATGCTTTGGCCTTCAGCCAGGCGCCCGGAACTAATCCCTATATTGCGCTTTTTTCGGGTATCCCGCTCGCGGTCGAGCTATTCAACAAGCGCGCCCACGGTGAAGATAGCTTCTACGAATTCGCTCCGGTTGCGAGACGGACGACGTTCTATGATGTGTTTTACCTGATCGGCCCCAATGGGACGGGAACGATTCAGACCCCGATCTTCTTCTACGTCCCACTTCCACCACAAACGTACTGGCTCAAGACGGCGGACAGAATCGCCAATCGACCGGGCTACGTCGAACGGGTTGAAGAATGGACCGGCGGCGCATGGATCGATCATGACCTTTACACCGGATGAGAGCACCACGCGACATTCAGCAGGGCGAGATCATTACCGCCGCACGGTTCTTCCGTGATACGAGTTACTTTGGCCGGAGCAATCGTCAGCAGTTTCCGCAGGGGCAGACCCAAATGCGTAATTCGATGGGCGTGGCCGGGATGCCATTTCGAAGATCGATTTTCCGGGGGGCAGCAGGCGCGGCAACTACCACCGTCTCATTCTCCGGCTTCTGCAACATCAAGGGCAATATCAGTCAGCTCGACATGAGCAATCCGCTTGAGTACGTCGTGGTCAAGCTCGATACCGGGGAGGCGTACTTCTCGGCCCAACCGATGCCGGTCCCGAATCCTCCATGGGAAAGATGGTATCGAACTGCAAACATCTGTGGCGACTTGGTCGTGCCATGAGAAGGGTTCGCCATGTTGTCGCGTTGATTCTGTTCATGGTTGCTAGGGCACATGGGAGTGGTCCCTCGGGATGGCATTCGATCTCGAACGAGCCACAAGCTTGGCCGGTAACAAACACACCACTGCCCTACTTGACCACTAACGTCCTATACGGGCAAACAGAGAATCTATTCCAGCCGCAATACGGGGTGTATTGCCAAAAGACGCAGGCAACCTGGATCGCATGGTTCTGGCTGGGGACCAACTGGTATCAAGTCATTGGTGACGATACCCAGTTGGTTCAATCCGGTGCCAATGTTTTCACGAATTTCACGACGTTCTATGTGTACAAGACCGGGAGGCCGACGAACGCCACGTTTGGCGCCGAGGTCACGAACCACATCGGAGTTACTTCGGGTCAACACCCCACCAACCGCATTAACATTTGCGTTTCTGACTCCCTCAATCTTGGGGCCTGCCTGCCAAATGTCAACGCGGACGGCTCATCCGTTTTCACCAATAGGACATGGGCTCGGGACGTCATGTTGTCTGATGCCTCGGATGAGCCATTCCGGTGGACTTGGTTGCGCGGAGACGACGATGTTCGCTATCACCCCGAAACGAACCTTGAGTTCATCGACGATACCAACATCGTAACAAGGGGGACGAACACCACCACCAACATCGTTTACGAAGTACAAACCAATGTGGTGAGTGTTGGCGAAACGAATGCTTATTGGTTTGCGAGATCGATTCCCGACGCCGTATATCTGGTGCATGGGGTTGATGGTGGCTGGAGATACCCGCTGTGGTGGCCGTGTGTTTTGCTTCCCGCTGGGACTCAGACTAACTGGTACGGCACTTCATCGCTGATGACTGGAAGCGGGGGATTCCGCAACTTAATCTACGGCGATCAATCACATTGGCAGTACCCATATCAGCAGACGAACGCGGTGCTCGACCTTGGGGAAACTCGACTCTACGACCTGTTCTTTGCGGTGAGTGAGCGCATACAGGTTGGGATGCACATCCTGGACGACTCCATGTGGGATTGGCGCATTCAGGGAGGTTCACCGGCGCCACCATGGACGAACTCCATCGGTTCGATTTTCAGTTACCAACTTACGAGACTCCACGGTGACCATGACCACGCAAGCATTCAGGCGCTGAAGAATGCGATGGCAAACGGCCCAGGTGCAGGCTGGGCAATCAAGGAGCTATCCACCAATGGCTCATTCGAGACATTCTGTCAGACCCCAACCAATTACTGGACATGGCAGCCGCTTGCAGGAACGAACGTTGACGGCTACTGGACGACGAACGGGGTCTTGCCGCAATACCGGGACATCCCAACATGGAATACCTCATCGCTGTGGAACGGAGACACCGCGCACAATGGCAGCTTTCGCGCCTACCTCGATGCGATGTACCATCTGCCTCATGGATGGCTGACGACAACCAGCAACCAAACAGTAGTCGTGGCCGGATGGAAGGCCGGCCAGATCAATAAACTGAGCGTGACCAATTTGGATGTGGACGTTGTCCGCAGTAATCTCTACGGCGATTATTTCAGCTATACGCCGCGCACCTATTTCACCAAGGGCTATGGAGGCCTTGGGCATACGGTCACCGGCAGATGGGACCTCATAAACATTTGGGGAAGTTCAACACCATTGGCGCAAGTCTTTGCGGGGTTTGATTACGGAGACGAAGCAGGGAACACCAGCGCCTTCATGGTGCCGACTAATCAGATCGGCAAATCCAATTCGATATTCTATCTGGGTCCGGGTCTGGACACTGTGGTCACGAACCCGCTGAGGCTGCCTGTGAACACGTGGGGCAAGTACCCGGACCGACAAAATCAGGATTTTATATTTGTGGAGGTTAAGGACTTCGGCGGCTTGTGTCTGGACACAAATCAGCCCGACATGATCATGACCAACCCATGCGCCATATCCATGCGCGTCGTACACTGGCAGGCAGTCATCGACGTAAGTGGCCTCAACCCACGCACCAATTCTGAAGTCTTGCTGTCCTGCACTCTGACGAACCCCGAGAACGTTACCAATGTGGCCTGCGTTCTAACTAATTACAGCGTGGCCAGTGGCTCGCGTGAAATAGACTACGACGCGGATGGCCTGTACCGTGTATTGAACGGGTGGGTGTGGCAGATATTCGATGTGACACCGTACACGGGGGAGTTCGACCTCGAAGGCAGGTGGGGAACATCTCAGTACACTTCATCGACCAACCTCGGGCGCATTCAGCGCGGATTTCACGATATAGTAGTCTGCGGCGGCGACCTGACCAATGGAATCTGGTGTCCGGAGTTGACCAACTTCAGTGGCGTCCTGATGCCCCATTCCGAGTATTGCACCAATATCGGGTCCGGCCTCAACTCATGGCCGTGGGGATTCTATTGGACTGATTCGGTGGACGTCGTTTCCGGACTGTTGGTCTATCCAGAAGTCTGCACCAATTTTGCCTCAACGCGTGACCTGTATCTACAAAGCGGCTTTGGATTTAGCAGCTTTTTCTCGTCGTGGAGTCCACCCGTCCCGATGGGATATGACATTGTCCACAGCATAGGATATTGGAATCTCATCAGCACAGAACCCGAGTCTACTGAGTCAGACGTTGTTAATTACGATTTTCTCGTGGACGGTTGTCCGTCGTTCGCCAATGAGCCGAGCAATGCTCTCAGCTACGCGATAAGTGGGGCTAAGGTTGTGTTCAAGTGGGACGCGCCGGGGGGATTCAAATACAAATGATCGCGTTGACAGTCACACCTTAACGTCATGGACACCTTCATCGGATTTTCAGACCGGATTTTCTATAAGGATAGCACCCAGCAGGGCCAGATCACCCGTCTCGAAGTCAACCAGGACGATGAAATCCCTCTGAACGTCGCCTTTCTTGCTTCCGGTGCGATCAAGGATATGACGGGCTGGATCTGTGAAGCGGCGATTGTCGGAGATCCGGGTGCGCCCCGCGGGACGCCTCCCTATACGCCCCTGGCTGCATTCTCCGAAGCGTTGGTCTACAACGCATCAACAGGGACGTTTCAGGGTAGCCTCCAATGCAACACGACGCCCATGGCCAACCTGATCGGCGGAAACGCTTTCGCTGACACCTACCTTGCGGTGAAGATCACGTTGCCAAATGCCAACCCGGCCCTTGTTCAACAGTTCACGGCAATGATGAACTGCCGATGTTGGGCTGCGCCATTGCGCGATGATGCGAGTGGAATTCCCGGCATCCTGGCCGTCTACTCGGGGACGGTTCCAGAAGGCCAATCCTCGGCTGATATTGCGGTCACAGCCGTGCCGGCCGGTACACCTTACGCTTTCGCGATTCAAACGTCGCCAGGCCCGGGCGTGTCATTCTGTTCGGTCAACGCTCTCGATCTCACGGTCACAGTCACCTTGGCCGGGCCTGCACCAAGCGGTGGGACAACCGTACAAATCTTTCTTGGTAGCAAATGATTGGGAACAGACGATGAAGAGACTTTTCGCATTGGTGGCATTTCTGTTTGGAATCTCGATCGCGCGCGCGGATAATCTGCTTTCGGTCACGAACCTCGGTGCATCGAACATTTCCTGCTTCGTGCAAAGTATCTCAGCGGAATTGCTCAATACCAATGGCGGCGATCTGATCATCACGAACGTTGCCGCAGTCGGGACGAATAACTTCGGCACCACATTTTCCAGCGCGCTCAATCTCTACACCAACGTCGCCGCGCAGTACGGTAGCTATTCGGTTCAGATCCCGGTCATGCCCGGCTCGAATTACTTTATCAACTTCTCTGCGACGGATACCAACGGGACTGTGTACGCCTCGAATAGCCAGTTCCAGGCTTCAATATGTCCGTCCGGTCTCTTGACAGTGGTAACACTTGGCGCGTCAAATATCACATCAAGCACGTTCGATCTCTGGGGGAATATCACTGGCACGAATGCCGATGGCTTGATCATCACCAACATCGTAGCGTGGGGAAGCATCGATTTCGGAACCAACTTCGGCCAGGCACTTTTTGCATTTACAAATACCACGACGCAATTCGGGAAGTGGAAGACGAACGTGACCGGAGCGGCGGTGAATCATGCCTATTGGGTAAACTTCGAATCCTTCGATGCGATGACCAAGGCATTCGGCAATACCGTTCCCTTTCGCACAAAACAGACTGGCGTTCAAACGGTGTATGGACCTGGCAACATGGTCAGCGTGACCGATACCAACGCCGGCGGAACGAACGCGCCGACGCACATCGTTTTGCCACCGAACTCCAGCATCTTCATCACGGATACGGGCACGCTCGGGACCGGAGGCGGTGGCCCGGGTGGTGGCCTGTCCAACGCAACCCTGCTGATGCTATCTCTGGGCGACGCCAGTGCGCTCGTCAGCAATGTCCCGTATACCAACCTCGCGGCAGTAGCCGCACACGGTCCAAGACCCGGAGACCTTGGAGGTAGCGTTCTTACGAATTCTGGTACGTTTTCTGTTTCCTTCAACCCACTGTTGACAAGCCAGACGCTCCCGTTAGGCGGGCTGGCTATTGGGGGAGACGACAAGACAAACTACGTCGGCATCTATTTCGACAGCGCAGGTGAGGCTTACTTACAGACAAACAACGCACGGATACTATCGTCTGAAAACTCTGACTTTCTCGTCACGACGATATTCAACCAGACCGGGGCCTTCACAAACAATTTCAGGACCCTGCCAACGGTGCTGTTTGGGCCCTCCACTAACTCCGACATGCCGCAGATCAGGGCCGGCGCCGTGCACAATGCAGGGACGACCTCGACATGGCTGCCAAACGCCGGCGGAGGGTTTACTGACCCGTCCACGATTGGCGGGGCTGGCGCAGGAATCGCCACAAACCTCGCTTATTGGTCTGTGAACGACTTCAATCCCAACCCGACCAACCAGCTCGCCGCGTTCGTGCGGGCGCTCGCTGCCGCCAACGCGGGCAGCAATGGGATTCGGACAGTTTACATTCCCACCGGCACTTACACATGGCACACCAACTCGCCGGCGGACTATCAGGTCAATGCCATGTACTGGCTTTTCTCCTGGTGCACGAACGTTACTGTCACTTGGGGACCGGGCGTTTTCATCAATACGCCTGACCCGAATAACGCGCTCAACGCGGGCATCTGCGCGTTGGCATTTTGGAACTGCAAACACGTCACATTGGATTCACCGTCTCCCATAACATTCGAAGGCGTGCAGTGCTGGCCCCAAACGTCAGCCGTCGCACAAGTGAACTGCATATCTTACGGCGGCAACATGGGGGATTCGCCGGGAAGCTCTAGCGACATCTTTATTCGCAACGTGAGGATGCTGCATTACCATCACGGCGTCACCGAGCCGAACCCCGGAGCACACGCCATCGACACGACGTTCGAGGATTGCTACGCCGATTACATCGGGAATGCGACCCTGCAAGACGGTCATGCCTACGCGGGCGGCGGCGTCCGATTAAAACTTATCCGCTGTTCGACGGGCTCGCACATTTCGCAGGCCGCATTCGAGGTGTGGGATGAAACCCCATCGAGCGGCGGCCCCGACACGTCAAATGGCGTAACGCGGGACGTGCTGATTGACGGCTGCTACATCGGAGGCGCAGGGCATGAGGGCATCCGGGCGCTCGGCGGCACGGGCTCGCTGATTGGCGATGGGCTCACTATCGTCAACACCACGTTGGAAAACACGAATGATTCTTCGGGCGCGGCAATCCGCATCGTCGGGTTCAACAACGTCACAATGGGACACGACCGTATCATCTGCACCAACCCCGCGAGCCGGTGGGATTGGGGCGTCCAGTACCAGCAAATCGGGGGCAACATTGATATGTCGGACGTGCTCATCGAGGGAACTCGTTACGGCGCTGGGGCAATCGATCTTGTCACCAGCAACGGCGCGTCGGTGGTGTTCAACAATTTCCGAGTGAGACTCTGCGGCATCGGCTACCTGTTCGATTCGAGTAACACGAACGGCGCGGAGTTCGTGTTGAATAGCTGTCAGGCCGTGTCGAACGGCTACGGAGTGCAGGTCCAGAGTCCTTCCGTAGTCCGCATCGCGGGCGCGGGCGGAAGTTACTGCAACAACGGGACAGGTGTCGTCGTGACCAGCGGCACGATGAACATCGAGACGAATAACACTGTTGTCAGGAACAACACGCTGGACATCCTCGGCTCGTACAACAGCTATCCTTCGGCGACAGCGACGCCACCCACGAATCAAGCCCTCCAGAACCTCGTGGTGAACGGGAGCGTGAACTACGCTGCGTACGTGCTCGACATGAGTGCGACCAACGTGGATGCTTCCGCCGCTATTGGCAATTCCTCTGGCACGAACATGGTCATTCAACTTGCCAACGTGCAGTCCGGCGGTGGCACGATTACTTGGAACGCCAACAACGGCCTGGTAGGAAATGAATATGTTGTTATCAACAGCAACCTATACTGGGCGGTGACACTGTCGAACAAGGTTAGCAGCGGAAAGGTAGCTTGCTTCTCAACCAGCGGGACAAATGTCACAACGCTTCCGGCGTTCACGAGAAACATCCTTCGACGTGCAAATACTACGCTTGGTGCCATCGAGTGGCTACACACAATCCAACCACTCGGCATGGACACCAACCGCTACGTCCTGCTCGCGGGGAGCAACGTCACGCTGGCCACGAATGCACTGCCTACGCTCGGAGCATACGGCACGCAGACCCTGTCGGCTGTGGCGTCGGGCGGCGGGACCACCAATCTGATCTATAATCCAATCGTCAAAGTGAACTGCGATGAGGATGGCGGCGTCCCGGTGACAACCGGGGCCTGCAATGGCTCGCTCTGGCTCATCACCAACGCCATCGTGGCCAGCAGCAATGTGTTCGTGGTTCCAGACGCATCAACGGTCTTGGGCGGCACGATGCGAATCGTCAACCTGACCACAAACAACGTGAACCTGATTTCTGCCGATAGTGGGAATGACAGGCTGCTGACCAACGGCGTAGCCGTGATAATCGACCCCGCTGCCGCCGGGAGTTACACTGTCTACCCAACACAAGAGATGGAATTGCAGGCCGTGGACAACAATCTCTGGATCATGCCAGTTGTAGAGAGAAAGAGCGGGGGGATATTGTGAAGAAACTGTCTCTGTTAGTCCTGATTCTTGCCATCGGTTGCATCTCGTTTGCGGCTGACAGTCCACCGAGTGCGACAATCTCAGTGACGACGCTGGCCGCTGCGCTGCCGCCATCTGTCACGTTGACGGCATCCGCTACGAACCCTATCGGGGCTTTTTGGGTTACGGCAGCCGTGGCTAACATCCCCACGGTTGCCCATGTGGACTTCTGGGTGGACAACGCGCTGTATCACCGGGAGAACGCGCCGCTCTACAGCCTGTTCGGGGCAGGCGGTGGAGTGCCGAATACAGGCACATTGACAGCAGGCTCCCACGTGGTCACCGCCTTGGTTTACACGAACGAGACAGCCTTATTGATAACCTCTGCCCCATTGACCATCATCGAAGGAACGCCGCCTCCTACGACTTATGCGCCGTCAGCGCCGACAGTGGCCATCTGCGGGACTAGTAGCTCGACCATCTGCATCTCGATCACGCCGGGCGCGACGACCCCGACAAACTCGGCTCCGGTCGGTCACAGACTCTACCGCCAAGCCCCGCCAGCGACCAACTGGACGATGATCGTAGCGATCACCAACTCGGCGGCGGTCACGTACACGGACACCGGGCTGCCGCCATCGACGACGTTCAACTACCAAGTGATAGACTGGAACTGAGAGGCCCACATGAGTCCAGAATCCGAATCCGAATTGCTTGAACGTATCCGCGCCATCGATATGACGTTGCACGGCACAGCCGATGAGCCGGGCATGGCCCAGAAACTAAAGGAGCTACGCCAGCATTACTATGGCAACGGGCTCATGGGCGACCGGACCCGGCTGAGAATCATGTGGCGTGGCGGCTCCATTCTTCTCTTCCTTGCCGGTGCTGGCATGGAAGCCTTGGTGCGGCAGATCATCAAAATGGCAGGCGGTTCATGAACCCCGACGGCGTCCTAACAATCGTCCCGTGGTGGCAGCGAGCCGGAGAAGTCGCCTTCGAGATTGCGCTCTGGCTGATCGGCCTGACGATTGTGGGACTCCTGCTCTGGGTGCTCTGGAAGCGGATTCACAATCTCCGGGTGAATTATCTGATCGATGACGTGTGGCGACCAAAATGCGGCCAGCTTGAGCGTGAACTGGCGTCGGCCAAGACGTGCACAGTACTTCTCGAAACCAAGGTCCGGGATCTGGAATTGATCGGCGCCCAACGCGAGCGGCAGGCAGTGGAACGCGAGAGCATGATCCGCCAACTCTCCACCGCCAACGTGCATCTGAAGGGCGAGAAAGCCGATCTGACCGAACTTCTCGAAGACATCCGCCGCCGGTATCAGGCGAAGGAATCGGAACTGGCCGCAGCCACCAAGAAGATCGACAATCTCAAAGGGCGGAGACCAAACAAACGATGAACGTTCAGGGTTCCAGCGGCGGCATCGCGCCTTTCCTCCGGCACGGCAATCACACCAAAGCGCCTCTCGCTTCTCCAAGTGAAGGCACGCCCAGCAAGCGCCGTGTCACTCGCAACGCGAGCCGCCTGCTGGAAAGGGGAATGTTCGCGCTGGTATTGTTGGGCGCACTTGCGTACTATCTGGGCCTCGTAGCATGGAGCGGGACATGGACTACACGCTGACGATTCAAGAGCGGCTGCTGGTCGTGATCGCATGGCTGGCGGCATGGGTGTGGCTCGTGATGGTGACTCGATGAAAGCAAAAGTTCTACGAGATATCAGGACTGGAGAAGCGATTGATTCGGGCGAGGAAGACCTTACCCGCAACGTCATCACCGGGAAATGGGAAACCCGTGCAGAAGTTCGTAAAAAGGCACGCCAAGCGGCACGGAGACTGATGCGTCTTTTTTCAAAAGACACAGCATCAAAAAGGTGGAGCTGCGAGCCATGAAATCCGGCTGGTTCGTCATCGCACGTGGTATCGCAGGATTCAGCGTCGCCTTTCTGGTGCCGCTATCCGCGCTCTTTCACCGGGCCGCACAGACTAATTCTTGGCCGCCGGATGTGGCGGTGATCGCCGCCGTCATGGCCGGGCTGGTGAGCGGGTTCAACGCGCTTATCATGTTTCTGGATGGATCGTTTAACAGATGGCGGGAGAACGGACAGGAACCGAAGCAACCAACAACTTGACCGGGCGCGATGAAACCGGAAAACAAGATAGTCCGTTTGAGTTAAACGCCAAACACTAACCCGGTCGATTCGCGCCCGACCAACAACAAGGGAGGAAAGAAAATGCACTACCGAAACGGCAGAGAAGCAAAAAATGGTGACAAGATCGTAAGCCTGAGCATCGAGGGGGGAAAGGTCGAAGCATTCGGCGTCCTGCATTCCGCAACGGCGGGGAACGACTACTGCAACGGGAACATCGCAACCGTGCAGTCAGCGAACCAAATCGCCTGCTTGTGCGATTGCCTCCACGTCGATGACCTCGCTGCAATCTTGGCAGAGAAGGGGCTGGACAAACGACCGGTTGGGAAATAGGTGAAGACACTATGCAAATTCTGCGGTGCTCCTGCGGCGACGCGCGGGCCTCGATACCGCAAACTTGCGCCCTGCTGCACGCGGAGAAGCTGCTTCTTTCGTGCGCGATATGAAGCGGATTCTAGATCAGCAAAACAGAGCTTGGCGGGGATTCCCGCACACTGTACGGAGAACACAATCAAAGCAGTTGAGAAAGGATGACATGAAGAAACTGATACTGACAACAATCGCGGTGCTCGCTCTGGGCATCGGAGTGAACGCGCAGACAAACTATCCACCGGCCCAGACACCGGCCACAGGGCTGCAAGGCTTCTGGGATGAGATCACCCAGGGCCAGAGCAACTGTGTGGCAGAGGTGGACGGTATCTACGCGCCGAAGGCTGCAGAACAGTTTGGCGTTGAGGGCGCAGTACTCTGGAAGGCGACGCCGAATTTGCTCCTCGGCCCCGGCGTAGAATGGGTCAATGGCCATGCCTACTTTGTCAACATGCAGGCTACGCTGCAAGCCTCGTTCAAACCGTTGGCTCGGTTCTGGCCCAAGCTGACGCTGACACCGTTCCTCTACACAAAAACGGGCACACCGATTGGCAACGGGAAGTCTGTCACAGTGGCAGGTGAAGGCGGCGGCGGCGCTGAGGTAACGCTTTGGAAGAACACCAAGGGGAACCTCCGCATTGGCCTGCTCGCTGCTGCCGGAAAGCGCACGGACATCAACGGCGCGATCTACCACGGCGGCCCGGTGCTGGCGTTTGACTTCTGACGATGCCAAAGGCGACTCACTTCCCGCGGCTTCTCCCCGGTGACCAGGTAGGCGTCATCGGGGAGAGCCGGTTCAGTAAGGCGATCCGCTGGTGCGAGCAGTTCCTACCGGACAAGTGGAGACGCGGCCCGCCAAGATTCTCGCACATCGCCGTCGTGTACCGGCCACACATCCTGATCGAAGCCGTAGGCCGAATCCGCCTTGCGCCACTTTCCGAATACGAAAATTCCCGTGTCGTAGTGTACCGACGCAAGGGACTCGAAGACTGGCAGCGCAAGATGTACGCGGACGCGATGCTGGAGGACTGGGATCAGAGATATGGCTGGGGGAAGATCGTACTGCTTCTGCTCGATGCGCTGTTCGGGACGTACTGGTTCACGCAACGATTTGGCGTGACTTCGTATAGGGTGTGCAGCGAGTACGCAGCCTATTGGTGGAAGCAGGTGTTCGGCGACGATCTTGTGGAGGACACCGACTGGAAAGACGTGAGCCCGCAACTGGAGATCGATTACATCTCGAATCGACCAGATCTGTGGGAGTTTGTTTTGGATGCCACGACATGAAAACGTTACTCGCCATCCTGCTTACCGCGACCATCTGCCGCGCTCAATTACCAGACCCGAAGCTCACACCTGGCGCCGTCACCAACATCGACCTTGTGACGCTTTGCCGAACTCATTACACCCAAGCCGCGCGCCATGTCACCGACAAGACCAAGCGCGAAGTGTTCGCCGAGTACGGCATCAAGAGTTGGAAGCCGGGAGAATATGAGATCGACCATTTGATCAGCCTCGAACTCGGGGGTTCGAACGACAAGCTCAATCTCTCTAGCAGGGCAGCCAGTTCTTCCACCTGCGGGTCGGCGGGGAAGTGCTTGAGGATTGCCTTCGTCGCCTTTTCATGGAGACGCCGCCAATCGTAGCCGTCCAGCGTTATACCCGTGGAAATCTCCTCCGCCGCCTGTCTCACTCGTTCAGAATGGGTCATCACCAACCTCCGTCGTATGCGTAGAGCCTGTCGCTTTTGCTGCCTTCGTTGTAGGCCCTTCTACGAGCGTATAATTCACGCCTACGTTTGTTTCGTCTTTTTCTCTGACTCTCTTCTGCTTTTCGGACCGCATCGGCCCTTACTTTCATGGATAATCCGTGGCTCATCTCAGTCCTCCCTCCATTTGCCGATTGTCCGCAGGAGGGCTTCGGCGCGTTGAGCGGCGGTCGCCCTCCACGGTTGCCAACACAGATGGCTGGGATACATCGCTTGCATGATGACACCCAGTTCCCGTTGATATTTGGTGGCAAGACCCGGTACGTTGAGGCAAGCGTTCTCCGCTGCGTGCATCGCGTTTAGGTCATGGAGGTAGTCCGGCGAGCAGTTTTGATAATCATCCGCTTCAAGAGCAGCCCGGGTCTCCTTCTCGGTCGTCGCCCGTGTCTCGCTTACGTCATCGCAAATCAGCACTTCATCGGGACATGGCTTGAGCGATAAGACGCTCCTCCAAACGACCCCGTTCTCCCAGAGTGGCCGCCGGTTGTAGGTTGGAATTATCAGGCTGGTCGACATCTACGTCAACTCGCGGGTCTTTCCAAATATCTGAAGCCATTATTTTCCCTCCTTGCGCTTGGCGGAGGCCTTGAGTTTCTTCAGCCTTAGTTTTCGGTCTGCGATTTCGGCTTCCAGTTCTGAGATTTCCCGCTGTTCCCGTTCCCTGCTTTCGCGGGCCTCGCGCTCTTTGCGCTGTTCCTCCGTCTCGGTTGGCACAGCCGAGAAAAACCGCTGTCCCATTCCCTCAATCGGCTGGACGGTCATGTAGTCGAATCCCCGTTTCTCTCCCAGCTTCCGCCACGCTTCGTTCGCGTTCTCTTGCGGCGTCGAGCCTTCGTAGGAACCAATCTGCATGCAGACAGTGGGCTTGCAAGCGTCCAGTATTTCCTCAAGCTCCGCTTCGGTCATTTCGTAGTTAACCCTTGGATACACGGCCGTCTCCTTCCTGTGCGCTCACGCGCGTCGTTTCAGTATTCTGAATGGATGCCGTAGAGATTGCAGCTAACTCCATATTGTGCTGCTCTGCCATCTGCTCACACTGAATAGCCATTTCGTTGTTCTCCACCAACAGCTTCTTGAGCCTGTCCATCTCGTGCCGCACCAATGCAACTACATTCTCGGCGGTTGAGTCTTGCTGCTCTCCCTCGAAGCCGCCGCACAACTTCCAGATTTCGGACAGCTTGGCTGAGAGTTCTTCCACCTGCGGGTCGGCGGGGAAGTGATTGAGGAGAACTTCCTTAATCTTTCCAGACAGTCCAATGTAATCAGCAGCGTCAAGCCGTTCATCCTCGGGGAGAAGCCATCCTGTAGCAGCCGTTGCTGCTTCCTCCGCCGCCCGTTTCACTCGTTCGCTGTGGGTCATCTCAGTCCTCCTTTCATCACCAGCCAACCATATTGCAGCAGCAATAGCGCATCGGCTGTGCTCAATGTCACCGTCACGGTAGGAAACAATTCCTGTGCACGCGCCTTGAGTTTGTTCTTCCAGTCTCGCTTGAGATGCGCGTTGATTATGCGGATCCGCTTCTTTTCGGCTTTGGCCTCGGCTTTGCTCATCCCCTTGACATTGGCCTTTTGCCGCCCGGTTAGCCCCAAATGCAGGGCAGCCTGCCAATCTTGGGGCCGCGTCATGATAACCCGCCAACCCATTGCCATAAGACAACCCTTCAGAAATCCGTAATTTGAGCCGTAAACTGCCATTGTAGAGGCTGGGACGCCTTCGCCCATGTGCTTAACCAAAGTCTCCAGAAAGGCCGTGCCGCTGTCACCGGGAGCCCGTAGCTGGCTAATATCGCGCAGTTTGGATAATACGTCGCCCTCGGTTGCCGGCATGGGGCAGACATCGGTTAGTTCGAAGCTGCCCCACGCCAACCCACCCGATGCACCGGGATCAACCGCCAGAATGATTCCGCTGCTCATTTGAAGTTCCTGATGACCTTGACCTTGAGCATCTCATCGTCGACGAGCTCGGGCGTGAATCCGAATCCGCTGGCAAACTGGTCATCCAGACGTTCTTTCATTGCGCCATCGTTCGTGAAGAACTCCAGTCCCGACTGGCAGACTGCGCGCCAACGATACGCCGGAGCCTGTCCTTTGACGGCGCGCTCCGTGATGATCTTGTCGATGATTTCGAGAGTTGGTCCCGCAGACGCGGCCGCCGGTTCCCGCTGGGCCGGCTCGCTTCGACTTTGCGGTTCACTGCGTCCTGGCTCGGCCCGGCGGCTGCTTGAATCAGTCGAACGGGGTTCCTGAATTGGGGTCACATCCAATTCCAAAAGACCAGCGCCGCTTTCGTCAGCGCCGATCAAGGTATCCAGTTCCTTGTATCGTCCCTGCAACGGTTTCATGGCGCGTCGAACGGCGGATTTCTTCCGCATTTCATCGGGCCAATCGACCCACGGGCCGCTTTCGGCCTTGCTCACCTTGCGGATTCTCTGGAGCTCTTCTTCTGGGATGAACACGAAGTCGCGGTCGCCATCGGGGTATTTGAATGCACAATACGAACCGATCGGTTCGCCGCGATTGGCGAGCGCGGGGACGTGGATTAGGGTCGGTTCCAAGCCACGCGTCATTGTGAACGTATCCTTCGAATACACGACGTCAGCCCACCAGCGTGTGATCGCTTCGCATTCGATTGCGGCATTACCCAGCCGGCGATAATCGGCAATGAAGATCACTTCCTTTCGGCCGGTGAACTTGTTGCGGAACGGGACCGGCCACGCCCCACCCGCGCCAATGGTCTGTGTCCGGGTTTCAACGCACCGGATACAGAATTGCAGGAACGATGCCGCGGTGCATTCATAGAGTCCGTGGTTGCGGCTGCCGGCCACGAGCACCATGTTGAGCAACCGTTTCACATCGAAGTGTTTGCCCGCCATCTTCGCCATTTCCTTTGACTTGCTATTGAGGAAATCGCCGAGAGTCGCCGGGTTGAGCCGGGTCAGTTGTTGATTTTTCTGTGTCATGGATTCAATAACCTCCTTGGATTGGTAATTCGTTTGTACTTTCGGACGTATAGTTTCATGTCGGGCAATCGAAGCATCACCTGCCAAAACTGCATGTTGACGATGACAGCCGCGGGTAAACGACAGAAGCCGGCCCCCGTGATCGAGCGCCTGTCTTTAACGGCCTGCACCAACTCTTCTGGAGTCACCGCCCTCCAATCGCCAGGCTGCTCTCCTGATGGAACCGCACGCCCGGTATCTGCGCCTGCTCGCCCATCGCCTTTGCGTATGCAGCCAGAACCTTTTCGTTGGGTAGGACCAAGTCCGTGCGCCTGCTATCGATTACAAACCCGAAGAACTTGTTCAGATCGATAATCTCGTGTTTCCAGGTCTTGCGCGCGGCGGCGCCGGCCACCTTCGGAATCTCGGCGGCAACCTCGACAACGGGCGCGGTCACAGCAGCCGCCTGTTCCAAGCGCTCCTCTTTCTTCTCGGGACTCTTGAGCCGGGCGGCTTCCCGTTCGAGCCGTTCCTTCTCCTTGCGGGCGCGCTCGTCTTCGATGGCCTGGAGCCGCTGCCGTTCCTTCTCGGCGGATTCCTCCTGTTTGCGCTGGTACGTCAGACACTTTATCTTGGCGATTTCCTCGGCTTGCGCCAGTGGGCCGATGATTTTGCGTTCGGCATCCAGAATCGCCCGTTTGGTCTCGTCAGCCTTTTTTTTCATCGGGCGGAAGAAATCCACCGCGCGATTGTAGAACGACTTGACGACCTTCAATCGTTCGATGGCCGTCTCGTAGCTTCTGGCGTCATTGACAACCAATGCCTCAGCCCAGCGCAACGTCTCCGACATCTGTTTGGACATCTCGGGAGGCGGCACCGGAGCAAGATCATCATTCTTCATTGCGCTTGTCCCTCTTGACCTTGACTTTTTCCTTAGCCTCGACTTCGACCGTCTTGCCGTCGTAGCGGTACTTGGTCAGTTTGTGTTTGTGCATCGCCGCGACGAGCTTGGCTTGCGCCTCCGTTTCCAGTTCGGTGAATCGCATGCGCTCGTCTCGAACATCGGCGTATTCGTCAGCCGCGCGCTCGATCTCCATGATGGATTTGCGTTCGACGCCTTCGCCCCGGAGAGGCATTTCGGATTGTTGCTTTTTTGGCATCGGGATTACCTCCGGGCGACTGCGTGTTGAGAGGGCGACGGCATCGGGCCGCCAGTTTTCTTTTCTTGTTTGGCTGGATGCGCAGCCTTGACAAGTTCGAGTTGATTTTCATCGTAACCGCGCGAGTCTGGGATTTTGCCGAATTTGTCCATCACCGGCTGCACTTCGAATCGCACACAGCCACTGATCCAGACCGTTCGCGCAGTCGTAATCCCCGTGAAGCCCGTTACTCGATCCCTGACTTTGTCGCCCAACTGAATGCTCATGATGAACCTCCTAACAGATTGTTTTTCGCCAGCCAGTTGTAGGTTGAGAGAAACGCATGGCCAGTCTGTTCGGCGCGTTTCATCTCGCGTTTGTTGAACCATTGACATCGATAATTGCCATCGTCGCGCAGTTCCAGCGCCAAGCCCTGGGATACCTCGATCCCGTTGTCGCGTAGGAGCCGGTAGTAAAGTCCAAGCTGCACCGAGACGTGCGGTTCGAGACTGCTTTTGAAATCTGTCAAGACGAGATCGCGGCCTTCATGTTCCAGAATCGCATCCACAGTGCCGGCGATCAGAAGCGACTTACTCACCAATGGCAATTCCGAGTGCGTTAGTTGCCATTGGCGCTCGCGCATGAACTTCTCGAATGCCCGGATCCTCGGGAGAATGCGTTCATCCACGCTCGACCAATCGAGAATGCCTTTGACCAACAGATGAATCGCTTTGTGCATGGCCCGGCCGCGAGAGAGATACCAATCGCCGCAACTATATTGGCGCGGTGCGATGGCGTTGATGATGCCGGTGACATGCGGATAAACGCGCTCGCCGACCCGGTAGATGTGTGTCTCGGGGTCGAAGGTGAATGCGGGGGAATCTCGATGCAGCATCGACTATTCCTCTGACTTGGCCGGAAGCAGCGCCTTGAAATTGCGTTCCTTCACCTGCTCGAAATACGTTTGCTTCGTGGCCGGATTCCAAACGTCCGCCAGAAAGACCTCCAATAATTCCTTCTGTTTCAATTTGACCATCGTAAGCTGAATATCGAGCCACTCGGCGGCGATCTTCCAAGCAGTGCGCGCAGCCTGTTCTTCGATACGTTCCTGCGTACCGGCGCGCGGACGCCGGACTTCGGACATTAATTCCTTCTCGCATTGCTCGACCTTTGCGGGCAGCAGTATCGGAATATCCCTACCGTTTAACGGGATGATGAATTTCAGTGCTGTCAACCGTTTCGTTTGAGGGTCGTAGGTCTTGAGAATATCAGTAACTCCGAACGCTTGCAGCTTTTGCTCGATAAAACTGATGCTGCTGGCGACAGTCACGGATGATGTATAGTTCCGAATCATCTGACGACCTCCGTTCTCTTGATGCGCCGCACCACAATGCGCGCACCCTCTTTCCGCAGCAGCCGCGACATCGCATTGTTGACCATGTCCTGATAGCGCGCTGAATTACCGCCCACCAGCGCGCCCGCCAGTTCGTCATTCTCGAAGGCGATCAGTTCGATGGTCGTTCCGTGTAGCTGCTCGGGCAGATGAAAATAGCTCAGTCGCCGTTTTGCTTCCCCGGTCGCGTTCTTCCATGAGGACATTGGTTTTTCTTCTCCTTTTTCTTTCTGGCCAGAAAAGCCTTCTGGCCTTTGAGCAATCGCTTGGTGAGTTCTAGCTTATACTCCGGGCTGAAATTCTTGCGAACGCCACGTCCGCGCCGGCCAAGCTCGCTCATGTATTTGGAAATCGTCGGATTCATTGGCGCGATACAGTTGCAGAAACCGCTTTAGGTGTCAAGGGCTAATCTTCAATTCTAATCACTTTGCCGAATTTCGGCTCAGGATAGAACGTATTCTTTTTCACGATCACCGCGACGTGTGGAATGCTCGGCGCTTCCATCTCCCACGGCGTCTCACCATCGGTTACGGTAATGATCATGTCCGGGCGGTCGCCGCCGCGGAGCCCTAGCGCGTGTTTGATGCCAACACGCATATCAGTTCCACCGCCGCCCACCGGCTTGATGTCTGAGAACCGGCGCACGTTGCGTTGCAGTGTTCCCACGGCATCCGTCCAGACAACGTTGACCTGGCCGACGCATTTGACGATGCCGATGACCTCGGAGAATGCGCGTTGTAGCGGCGTGCCTTCACCCTGACCCATGCTGCCGCTTGTATCGGCCACAATCGCAATGACCGGCTGCGGCATCTTGTGGCGAGGAAAGATCAGGTTGCCGCGTCTACGTGAGCGCATATAGGTCTGCCTTCCCAATCCGCACCGGGCAACCCCAGTGGCAACACAGTTGCGCACCAACCGTTTCCACGGTGACTTGGGTGTAAGGATCGTCTTGCACCAGACTTCCCAGCCGGCAGGCAATGTACCCCGGCCATTGGCCTCCAAATGCTTCTCCATTTCCTGCGCGGCCTGGATCCGTTTGGCGACCTGTTCGACTTCGCCCAGGGCCGGATGCTGTTCATCGTCCTCGGGCAATTCCCACGGCCGGGGAACGCCATCGGAACAGGAACCTCCGGTGGATGGTTTACCATTCGATTGTCCGGGCTGCTGCTGACCGCCGGAGCCGCCCTTGCCCTTCCCCTGCGCCTTGCCGCCTCCGCCGGGCGGCTTCGGCCGGTTGCGCAGTTTCGGCAGATATTCTTCGGCTAAGAGATTCTCGGGCCAGCCGTATTTGCTCGGATGCAGCCCGCACTTGGGCAGTGGCAGGACGGTCTCGTTCCCGTAATCATCACGCGACGTCCATTTGGCGCAGTTGATCTCCAGATCGGTCGCCTCATTCCATTCGTCGTGGTCCGCGGCGGAATCTTTGCAGCGCGTAGCGTGGTCTCTCAAGAGATGACTGACCTCGTGAATGAGAACGTAGGCGACCTCCGCTGTCGGCCATTGCGAGACGATCTTCGGATTGTAGTAACAGCGCCAGCCATTATCGACGCCCATGACCGGGACTTGCTCGGTCTCGACCATCGTAAGCGCATGAAGACTATCGCGCCAATACGGAGCCGCGTTGACGGCCAGATACATCGCGGCGTCAAGTTTGAGATTGGCTTTGGAGTCCATGTGATACCTTCTGTTGGAAGCGGGCGATGACAGCTACCGGGTCTTTCCACCACGCCGGAACGATGTTGGGGTAGTCTTCGCGTTTTAGGATGTCCTGCGGACATGTCGCGCAGCCACAATCCTTCAGTGCGATCAGATTGAGTTTTTTCCGCGATATGCCGTTTATTTCGACAGTACCCGTGGCCTTGATGTGTTCTTCCGGCAATTCACACCATCCTTCGACGGTGCGCGGCAGAAGGCGATGCTTTGCCTTGCTCGACCAGCCCCCGCTTCCGTACCGGCCATGTTGGTCGAAAACCAGATATTGATAGAATGCTTTCATTCCGCCAGCCTCTTCCTCACGCGTTCGAGTTCCTTCACCAGATACGCCTCCAGCTTGAGAAGCGTTTCCCGGTTCTGACTGCCAAGCCGGATATGACCTTCGACCAGCTTGATCGGGTCACGCACCGCACTGGCAGCACCATCCAGCATGTTTTCAACGTCAATTTCCACGGTCGCCTTTCCGGAGCAATCGCAATGCTCGCATGTTGTAGGCGACCGTCGCCAACACGACGCGTTGTGTCAGTGGTGCCATGTTTTCCTGCCGGACTTTTACGACCTCGGCGCTGGTCGGTTAGTTTATACCGTCCCCGTACCCGTCCCCGTACCCGTCCCCGTACCCGTCCCCGTACCCGTCCCCGTACCCGTCCCCGGACCAGTCCCCGGACCCGTCCCCGTACCCGTCCCCGGACCAGTCCCCGGACCAGTCCCCGTACCCGTACCCGGACCCGTCCCCGGACCAGTCCCCGGACCAGTCCCCGTACCCGTACCCGGACCCGATATGGTCTCGCATTTCTTGATTCATCAAAACTGCGATTTCGTAATCAACTTGCTTCATGTTGGCACTCGATCAGATGCACCAAAGATGTGAGCGGTGCTTGAACGAACCCCACTTCATCCATCACTGTCTCTTTAGTAGGACCATGTAAGGCGAGTTCGCCAAGTCCACGCTTGGTGCCCCATCTTCTGATATTTTTGGCGTCACGGATTGCAATCCAACCATCCGTTATTTCGATGGTGCCGTGGTACACAAACCCGTTCGTCAGGACTACAATGTGGTTCTTTTTCATTTGCCCAGCTCACTCAGCAGTTGACCGTATAGTTTGAAGCACTCGGGATACTTCGCCATGCGCGATGCGCCCAATGTCCGCACCAACCGGCGAATCTCGACGATGCAACTGGATTTGAATCCCTTCTCGGCGGCTCGCGTGTACCAAGCTACCGCGTTGTCCAGCGCCTGATGCGTGGGTTTGTCGCCCAGGACAGCAGCCAGAGCGCCCGCAGTGGCACTCACGCCATCACCACGCGGCGGGACGCGTTTCTCGGTCCCGGCGATGATGTCGCGCGGATCGGGCAAGTCCATCTCCGTGAACCACTTGATGAACTGCGCCGCACCGTCCAGCCCGATGTATTCGTGCCAATGCTGGAGACTGCCTTCCTCGGCTGCCGCGCGAGTCCACGCCCGCAGACATACGAACGGTTCCTGCTTGGCGACCGCGACCTTGACCGCGTCGGGTCCAGCTTGCGCCTGACCCGGATTGCTGTTGAGGTACGATGCGACGATCCGCGTCATGCCCTCTAGCGGCGGCTTGATCGGGATGTCGATGACCAAGCCTTGACCGCCAGCCAACCAGTCCAGCGCCGGCTTGTAATCGACGCGGCGGTGCCGGAACCGTGACAGAACCGGCGGCGGCAGTTCGCGCGCCGCGCCCGCGGCTTCCTCGGGCGGGTTCGCAGTCGCGACAACGATCGTGTCCTCATGTAGTTTGTGGCCGCAGAGCTCACGGCTGTCGTCGGTGGCACGCAACACGGCAGCGTGCTGTTCATGATTGCAGGTTGTGAGTTCCTCGAAGACCAGAACGTGAGGCTTCTGGCAAGCATGCAGCCACCAACTCGGCAGCTTGCGCTCGCAATGGCCGTTGTCCGCAACAATGACGCCGCAGATGTCCACGGGATCTTCTTGCGAAGCGACCATCGCGTAATGGCCGAACCCTTTGCGCTCGGCCATCGCCCGCAACCCTTCGGATTTGCCGCATCCGGGACCACCCCAGAGCAGCATTGGTGTTTTTGGCATTGTGGATTCCTTTCCTGCGCTACTTTTATTCCGCCGCGCTCGCGGGTTTCTGTTTCTCGGCCAGTTGAACCATAGGCTTAACCGGGTCGCCGGGGCTGTGATTGATCAGCCATTCGATCAGGGCCGGCAAATCTGGACAGCCAAATCCTCGATTCGGGAAATCATGCAGGGAATCATCGAAACGGATGTTTAACTCAGTGAACGCATCGGACCGCTGCGCGGTATCTACCGACTGAATGACGACGGACTGGGTGCTTTTGGCGAACATGCGGTAAGAAATGGGGATGTTCTCGCTGTGAGATTGGGGCCGGCAAAGGCAGTTGTCACGCTCTTGGCTCATTCAGGTCGAAACCTTAGCACGTTGCCCTCGCCATCGCACTCATCGCACACGGACAATTCAACACCGGGTTCGCCGATGATCGTGACACGATGCAGCTTGGCGTGATGACCGCACACGTCGCAGGGCTGCTTGCCTTTCTTGCCGTGGCCGTTACCGGAAGCGATTACAGGGGCATTACGTTTGATTTGTTCAGTCGCGGGCGTCGTCATTTCCGTTCCATTCTCCTTGTATCAGATGCGGTTTTTGGTTGTCAACAAAGTTTTGTCTGGAGACCCAATACCAGCGCCCGGAAGCTCAGATGACCACCACAGGCCGCCAGCGGAAAATCATCCACGGTCGGCGGCCGGTGGTTGCGCCCGGCTTCTTTCCACAACGCAGCCAGCCATTCATTGGCCAGTGGTCTCAGCTTCTCAAGATCAGTCTCGAATTCAACGAGCTCACAGCGCGTGACCGTGCGCCGGTCCATTCCATCGAGATAATTCGTCGTGAATACCCACACCGTTGACGGCGGCAGATTGTCCAGAGCGAAATTGAACCTATCCTTGGCATCATCCTTGAGTTTGTCGGCTTCGCTTACAACAACGCATTTCCAGCCGCGGGGATTGAGAGCCCGGTAATGCGCTCCCTGCAATCGCGCCTCCACTTCCAATGCGCCAAGACCGGCTCCGCACAGGTCGAAATACCCACTCATTTGACGCGCGATCAGTCCGCCGGTGATGTCGCATCCGAGTGCGCCAGCCAGAACGCGCGCGGTGCAGTTCTTCCCGCAACCGGTTGCGCCGTGGAATAGAAAGCCGGTGGCATACGGTTCTTCGGCGAACCGGGCCAACCGTCGCGCCACTTTCGCTTGGCCGATGATCTCGGCCCATGTATTCGGCGCAAGCGCGTTGGTGAGGCTTTGCGCGGTATGGAAACGGTTCAATCGCATCGGACATCTCTCCGGTTCCTGATCCATGCTTCAACGTCAATCTCGATCTCAAAGTTTCCATGCCATTGAGAGACGTGATCCCATTTGAAATTCTGATGAAATTTAACCGCAATCTCGGACTCGATACCCGCGGCCATCAGAATCGCCAACGCCAGTTGCGCCGGTCCGCTTCCGCCATATCCCCAGTTGAATCCATCGGGACTGTGGTTCCAGACTAATTGACTGGGCAGAGGATTCAGCCAATGTCCGTCTATCATAACCTCACGCGTCGCTTCGTTTCCCTTGATCTTCATTGTGTTCCTTTCCGGTTTGCGCGCCTTACGCAAAGTGTGAAAAAGATGGGAGACCGTTGCCGGTCCCGGTCTCCCCGTTGTGGGACTCGCCTACTCGCAATTTAGATTACCTTCAAGAGTGACTCGCGCGTGTTTCCGGCCTTGCGCCATACAAAGTGCGCATATTCAATCGAATCGGTCGCATTGCGCTCCTTCAATGGCAACCAAGTCACGTGGCGCTTGAAACCCATGCGTTGCGCGTGCACGTAAATCCTTTCGGGCATATTCTGCTGCCAGAATTCAAGGCGGTTCACGCTCCCCAAAAAGTTCAGACGTTGAAGCATAACGACGTAGCCTCCATCCCGGCAATCACTGATGGCTTTCTGAATAATCTCGACGGCAATCGAGAATGGCGGGTTTGTAATTATCAAATCGTACTTCATGGGCATCTCGATCGTTAAATAATCGCTAGCAATGTTAGCTGGTGAATCTGACCGGATATCGACCGTTTCGAATGAACGAGACGAACAAAACAAGGCGTGGACGTTAGCGATTGCCTCGGGGTAGCTCATGGGTACTTTTCCATTTGTTCCGCCGGCGCACGGGTCGAGAATATCTTTGATGCCGGTGAACCCGTCCGGTCCAAAGTCAATCGCCCATGCCCTCAAGAAGTGCTCGATGGCTGGAATTGGCGTGACATAATAATCGCTCGCCTCGCGCCGAGTGCCGCGCAAGGTGCTGCTCATTTCATCCTCCTCGGTCTTTTGATCCGAATACATTCCTTGAATACCCAGCAAAACTTGCGAATCGGAAATAGGATGCGAACTTTCTGCTCCCCGGGCTGAGTGACCGTGCCGGGATAGCAGCCGATTTCATCCCGCACGTATACAGTTTGCCCGATTTTCAGCTTCATGGTTCCTTTCTAGTGAACGTGCGGCGTATCGTCCGCCGCATCCAAGTCCTCGGGCGCTGGCGGCAGCGCAAATGCTGCACGCGCGCGCGCCACGTCATCCTGCATCCGGCAATGCTCGCGGTCAGTGTGCGTGTAGAGCTCGCCGTTTTCCGCGCGTTGCATGATCCGAATCACGCAACCGCATTGCGGCACTTTCTGAATGTCGATTACGACGTCATTCCCGTTGACTTTCATCGCATTGGTCTCCTTGGTAGCCGCACCCGTTTCACTTGGATCCCGGCGCGCCGGCAAAATGCCAGCAGTGCCTTGGTCTTGGGCGCGGGATTTCGCGGCAGATTCCGAATCGTCACTTTCATCGCGTTCGTTCCCTCCTTGGTTGTAGCGCCTGTTCTACTCCCCCGTCAAACCTTCCGTACTGTGAGCGTTCCGTGTGCCAGAGACACTTCGATTTGTCGCCCGGCCGGTAACCAGCTTTTTCC